GGAAATTATTTAAAAAGTATGCCCCTATAGTGGGCTTACTTGATGCGGTAATATATGCCGTCATAGTACTATTCTCAATAGATGATCCTACTATAAGATTTATAGGGATTGCTATTTCGAATGGTACTCTTGCTACCATATGGGGAGTGATGCTATTGGATAGTATTAACAATGCTATCCATGGTGATGACCTTACCTCATTCAATAGTCTGAATAAATCTTGTTGTTTATTCGGTTCCCTATTGGGCGGTGGAATAGGTTTCATCATTGGGAATGGACTAGATATCAATACTGCTATTATACTACAAGCAGTAATGGTGGCCATCAATTCCCTAGCTGAGCTTTACGCATTCTATAAATTAGATAAAATTGAAGAATCGTAAAACTCGGACTTTATAGTTGTATACTATAATGGTAATAGTATGGTTATATATTTAATCGAAAGGAGATGAGAAATATGATCGTATTAGATTTACTATGTATGGCCGGTTATGCTCTCGGCATCTTAAGAGACTAATTTAGTCAAGGACCTCTAGGAGTTAGAGTGATAGATACTATATGTATCTTGATCTCTAATTTCTAGGGGTCCTTGAACTATTAGTTTTTTCTTTTCCGTTTTCTATGATACTGAGCAAGGTTTAGGAGGTGATATATGAAAGAAAACCAAATAGTATTTTAGAATTCTACAGTGTATTTATTTAATTAGGAGGACTATCGTGAAAATTATAGACGATGTCAAAAAGGACCTACGGTTCTTAATAGAAGCAAAATTGGATAAAGAAAAGGCAGTACAAACTGTCACCAAATTATATGAGAAAGAGCGTTTGAATCAAGACTCTATCTCATTATGGTACGACCAAGTACGTAAAGATATTCCAAGTTACGTACGTCATACAGAAGAACCTCAACTATGTGATATTAAGAAGTCAATAGTTGGCGGTAAAACAATCAAGGGTACTATCATCACCCATGGCAGTAAAAATAAAAAGAAGAGCCATAAAGATGGTACACCATACTATAAAAAAGGAGGTGAAAGAAGATGGCATAATATCGTAGTAGGTGGTACTATGATATTAGCAAGACGTAATATTAAGTCTGCTAAAGCTTCTATAGCGGCTTCATATAAGTTCATGGAACTTATAGACAATGATGAACCTAATCCTGAAAAGGCTATCATTGATATTGTCAATAAAGACTACAGACAAGAATACACTCTAGATAATAAGAATGATATTCTTACTAAGTTTGCTAGTGATTATATTGACAATAAGGCTACGTTCCTAATCATGCCTAAGATTGGCAAAGAGATTGCTGAGGGTCGTGAAATTGAGCGAGTGGCTCGTAGGTACGGTATTACAAAAGAAGATATCTATGATATGGTAAAGAAGCATAGTTTCGTATTCTTTGTATTCTACGAGATGGGTGCATTGGCTTTCTTGGAAGGGATGGGTGAATATGGAAAAACCGATTATAATTCCAAGTAGTTACACCTATAAGCAAATAGCAGACTTCGCTTATATTGCTGAATCCTTAGGTGGGTTTGACTTCATGGCCAGAGATAACAAATCTAAATGGAGTCTAAATCAACTGTGCCCTAATAGTACACAGTTGCAGGTTAAATATCGTAATTTCGAAAGCTATTTAGAAAACTTAGGTATCACTCTAGAGAAGTTTACGAAGTTAGATATGAAACGATATTTTAACTTAAGAAAGGCTGGTGCTATGAGACATTCCAGCTATCTGGCTAATGTATTCTTTAGGTTCTATAATCCTAAGTTAACTGAGAAACTATATGAGTATTATGAGACGTTTCACATTAACGGATTAACTAAACCTGGAATTAAGACATACTTCAATTATAAGGATACTCAGCTTAAGGCTATAGAACGAGCTTATAGTTTTGGCAAGAATACCAAAATACTTTCTAATATTGAATATGATAATGAATATGCATTTAAAAAGGCATCCGCTACACATATGCTATTTACTAGATTCTCCAATATTAGAAATGAGTTCTTCCAACACGATAACTTAAATATCGAAGCATCTATCTATCTTACAGGTAAACTAATGATGCTAGTTATCGATAGAAAAGAAGACATGTCATATAGTGAGTTCTTGGAATCTAATGGTATTAAAGATGCTATGTCCGAAATCAGATATAAGACTCTAATTACATTCTATAAAAGATATCGTAATCTAATCTCACGTTACAGAGATATTGTGGATGATTTGAACGGTGATAGTGATTGGAAGCATATCTTTTATAAATATGATTTAGAGAGCTATGGGTTAGAATCTAAAGAGAAATTTATTGATTGGTTAGACAGAATGGTCCCAATCAAAGCATTAGTTAAGCCAAACAAAGGAGCAATATAGAAATGAAAGAAAGTATTTTGAAAGACCATGCTAATGGTATGATATTAGCAGACATTGCTAAGAAATATAAAATCACAGCAGAAGAGCTAGTAGATATCATTATCGAAAGTGGTAGTGAAGAAGTTACTACCGAAATCTCTGGTGTAGATTTTGACACCCCAGATAACACTGAAGTACAAGAACAAGAACCTAGTGATATCACTCTAACAATTATACCAACAGAGCAAGAATCTATACCACAGCATTATATGCCAACACACAATGATGTGTTTATGGACTTAATCATATTTGGGGTGAGTCTTGATGATGTATGCTCTAAGTATGACATCACTAAAGGTGATGTAGGTATTATGCTTGAGGAAATCTATAAGGATTTATCTGATAGAGTTATCCCTATGGATGATATCAAAGAGGCAATTAAAAAGATCTGTGCAGAGGTTTATCTTGCACGTTTCAATTAGGAGGAGTTAAGTATGGAAGAAAGAAAATTAAACATGAATATCCGTCTTCATCATTCACCAAATGAATCATGGAAGACAACTATGGAGATTCTAGACTTAGATAAACTTCGTATCGAAGGGATATCTAAAGGTAGAGACTTTATCATTTCTGAACCACAGACAGTAAAGAAAGATTTAAAGTCAGATTCTTCCATCTTCTCTTCAAAGTATGGAGCATCTATATCTGATGATAAAGATGCTTATAAGGATAGATATCGTTGTGAATGTGGCCACTATACTGGTAGACTATATAACAACGAAATCTGCCCATATTGTAATACTAAGGTCAAATATGTAGACGATGATCTTAATATTACTGGTTGGGTTGTATTACAAGAGCATGTAATCATCCATCCAAACTTATTTAAGAACCTAGAGAAACTAATCACTCCAGCTGTTCTTAAAGACATCTTGACTCTAGATGTAGAGCTAGATGAAAATGGATTCGAAGTATCTAAAGTCAATGAGAAAGTCAGAAAAGAATCTGGTGAGTATCATGGTATTGGTATGATAGAATTCTGTAAACGGATAGATGAGATTATGGAATACTTTGCTCGTAAGAACAAGTCCAAGAAAGACAAGATAGCTAACTATGAGTTGCTACTAAAGTATAGGGACAGATTGCTTACACATTCTATTCCAGTGTACTCTCTATTCTTACGTATGGTTAATCTCCAAGGAGATAAGTTCTCCTTTAAAGGAGCTAATGCTATTTACAATAACATTGCCAAATATGCAGCATTAGTAAATGGTAACCGTACAGTAATTCAAGCAAGAGACCAATTCAAAGATGAGGCTCTCTTGAATATTCAGTATCTATATGCCGGGTCTAATGATTCTTTGTATGATTCTGTCATCGAAGAATTAGCACATAAGAAAGGTGCTATTCAATCTGCACTAGCTGGACGGTATAACTTTACAGGTCGTAATGTAATCATTCCAGATGCCACATTACGTATTGATGAGATTAAGCTTCCATATAACTCATTACTAGTTCTATTGGAACAGACTATCATCAATATCCTAGCTAGGTCTTATAATATCACTTATAGTGATGCGCATAAGAAATGGTGGAAAGCCCAAACTTATGTAGATCCAGTCATCTTAGATATAATCAAGGGTATCATTAAATCCTATCCTAGAGGTATTCCATTCATCATCAATCGTAACCCAACTATCAACTATGGTTCTGTGTTACAAATGTATTGTATTGATGTATTGGTAGATTCATTCACTATGAGAGTTCCATTACAGGTATTACCTGGTATGAATGCAGATTTTGATGGGGACTGCTTGAACATCACTTATCTTATTAATAAGGAATTCGTAGCTAGATGTGAAGAGTCTTTGAATCCTAGAAATACTATGATGATTTCTAAGAACAATGGACGATTTAATTCATTCATGAACTACTTCAAGGATACTATTGTAAACTTGAATAGTTTCTGTAATCTAGGTTTCGATACTTATACTAAAGATGAGATTGAAGATATCAAAGCTCTAATGGAGGGTAGATAATGTACTCTGGAAACAATTACTTCGCTGCCAGATCTGATGTATTACAATTAGGTGAAGCAGTAGTAGTAAAATCTGAACTACACGATATTGATATTCCATGTCGTGTAGCTTTAATAGAACCGAATGATCCAATGCAAGGGTATAATACATACTATCTTGTATCTGACTATTCTGATTTGAACGATAAATTCGATCCACGCATTGGAAACTTCCATTGTGTGATCATTGATAAATAGGAGGTATATTATTATGGGCGGTACTACATACGGTGGTTTCTAATAAATAATATGTATTGGGGTAGTCTTAAGGGCTACCCCAAACATTTATATAATTTTTTGTCATTAAGGAGGTATTATGGCTAAGAAACCTTTTTATGAGTACCGTATAGTCACTCCAGTAGGCCCAGATAATGATGGTAATATACCTCTGATTGAGCTTGATATAAAACGTGATGATGACCCTGGTATTCATACTATATCTGAAATAAAGAAAGATAGAGAACAGTTACCTAGGTCTGATAAAGATATACCATTGACTACTGATGATGTACAGTTAAAAGTAGAGCCTGGTAAAGACTTTGAAGTGGTTAATAGAGATGTATTAGCTAAGATATATGCGGACCCTGATAAGTTTAAACCAATTGATATAGTAGAACGTATGGAGAAGAAGATATATCGCAATCTCTGTGTTCCATCCCATGTACATGCATACTCGGTATGTGTAGAGTTCTTTAAGAACTATATCTTATCACAATTTAGTGCATCATTCTTTAAGACAGTCTACATTGAGGGTAAACATCTCTTTGATGATTGGGCTAAACTCAATATCAATGATATGATTAAACGTGGTAAACCTGCTATTGCTATTATTCCTCAGTTAGATACAGACTTTAACCGTGATGGTATAGATGCCAATAACTATGACTTGACATACTATGCTAGAACGTTCAACTATAGAGATACATTCTTTAAAGATAGAGAACGTGATAAGTATATTGCTATAGCATTTGAACAAATGCTTATGAACTTCCAAGTACGTATTAAAGTCAATACTAAAGCTAAGCAAATAGATATTATGAAATATCTTAAGATGGCTCTTAAAGTTGGTGCTACATCTGGTAAGTATCTTGATATGGATATCCATGTACCACAAGAAATGCTATTAGCATTAGCTCAAGATGTCGGATTTGATGTAGACCTAGAGAAGAAAGAAATCAAAGACCCATTCAAATTCCTAGTATACTTAAATAGTAAGTCCGAAGTCCCATTCATCTATAAGCTAAGAGCTATTAATGGTAGAAATGAGTTCTTTATTAGAGCTAAAGCTATGTATACTCATATAGCTACACCAGATATCAATATAGATGATGGTGAACGTCAAGGACAAGTAAGTTCTAATTACTTTATTGAGTTTACTACAGAGATTAGAATGCCAGCACCTAAAGTATATTGCTACTTTACAGCTAAGCATACTAATCTTATTGAGTTTACTGATAATGCTGGTAATATTCGTAAGGAAATCTTCCAGTTTGCTGGTTCTATGCATAAGAACCGTTTCACTTTCATGGCTTCTTCCGATAAGGTTGTAGGTGTTGTTCTTAGTGCTTCTCTCGACGTATCGTCTGCAGCATATGAAACTCCGAAAGTTAAATGGTCGGCTCGTACCGATTACTTCGAAATTCCGGAAGCTCCGCACATGACTGTAACGATCTCGCCGGAAGAAACGAAGGATCTCAATGCTATGTATAACGTTAACCAATTGACTAAGATCATGTCCATGATCAAGTTGTCGATTCTTAACTACAAAGATGACAAGATCCTTGAAAGCTTGGATGATTCGTTCTTGAACCTCCCGAGCACTTCGAAAGTATCCGGTGCATTCAACTTTGTACCGCCAGAT